CCTGTTGCTATCAATTTGTTACCTTTAAATACAGGATCACCTTGTAATATCAAATCAACATTCTGTTGTCCACGCTCTCCGCCAAAACCATTACCATAGATTGAGATACCACGTAGTTTACCATTAGTAATCTTACGTGCTAGTGTAGTTGCTCTTGGGATAGCACCATCAGGATACTTGTCGATAACATCTTTAGCAAACTTTAAGATTTCTTCTTTTGCTTCTGGCATGTTAGCATATACGATTTTCATTTCTCTATCGCTCATGCCGCCCCATTGTCCAAAGTCTTTTGCTTTAGAACCTTTCTTATGTGACAACCATGCTACTTCATTACCGCTTGCATTTACTGCATGAAAATCTGATTTAGGAGTTCCTGGTGTAGAAACAAACTTAGCAACTTTAACTGTTTTATCACCGATAACTAAATCTACTTCTGAATTACCGTTAAGCATCTTAGCAACCATATCATTGATTTTTACTAATGCAGCGTCTTCATCACGTGTAGAGAAACCAGCACCTTTACCACCAAATTCACTTGTCTTTTCTAAACCAGATAGACGAATTGTACGACCATCTTCTAGTTCGAAGATATCAGGAACTTTACCATTTTTAAGATTATCTAATAATTCAGGATCACGCTTGATCTTCACTGAAGGTTTTTCTTCACCTCTCAAAGTGAAAGGTTGTCCAGTTTCAATCTTCTTAATCAACGCCTGTAATCTTGCAGGGTTTTTAAGTAAGTTTGGTCTCTGTAATGGACCTTCTGTTATCTCTGAATATTTCATAATACTATTTATCAAAAATAAACCCTTCACTAAATTAATAGCAAAGGGTTATTATAATTATTATGTGGACCAATAGAATGATATTCAGTGTCTATTAGACAAATGTACTGTGCGTTAAAAGTTGTTTGTATATATTTTAGAAGGATCTATGAGTGCCTTCGGATGAACTGCCTTGTGTTCAGGTTGTTCCCATATAGTATTTATAATGTGATAGGTTGGACTCTGTGAATACCAACAACCCCTTTGTAGAGCCACGCTCAAAAACAGGGAGCTTCATATTAAACGGTTACGTCTAAAAATACAACTTCGTATCTCTACGCTCTTGCATTGCCACTACAGCTATGAACCAAGTTACAACCTCTACGGATTGCCATTCCTTGCACTATCTAATCTAAACCGTCGTCTAGCTTATGTACTTAATATAACATATCTGTAAGAGAAGTCAACCGATTTTTTCTATTTTTCTAAGATTTAATGCATATTTTTTTCCGTTAGATAATACTTCTTCGTATTCAACTACGTCACCTAGCAATGCTTTAAAGTCTTTAGTTTCAAAAAGAACATCATAAAGTTCTCGTCCCCACTTATCTGGACGTATTACACTATATTTTCTTTTTTTATTGTATTTTATTATTTGTCCTATTGGCATATTTTTATTACTCCATGCAAATAGTTATCATAAAAATAGACCCCGTAGGGTCTATTTTTGTTTTTTGTTAAGTCTAAACTTATGTGAAGCTTAGGTTGCTTGCTGATACTTCTACTTTTTCTAAGTAGTCAGCTGCGTTACCTAGAGACGAAGCAGTGTTCGATAGCTCAACATATCCATAACGTGTCATGAACGAAACTGTTGGTTCGAATGTACTTGGATCTAGGACAACACCTGAAGACATAAGTGGGATGTATGGGCAATAGAATGCTGCTGCATCTGATTCACTTGTACCTTTGTAACCAACTAATACATCATCATCTGCTGCATATGTGTTTACGTAGATCTTCATTGCGTTGTTCAATGTGCCAACCATTTTAGTGTTAGTTGGTGCTTCAAAAGTACCTTCAGTTGTACGTGCAAATGCTGAAGTTGTAGCACTTTGTAGAACTGTTAGGATTGCTGGTGATACAACTGCCCAGTTACCTGCGCCACGGCGTGTACGCTGTGCGATGCGGTTAGCTGCACGGTTAACTAGTACTGCAAGTGCAGCATGTTCGTCACCAACAAAAGTTGCTGTACCACTAACTGCTGCTTGGTCAAATGTATCTGTACCTGTACCAGCTAGTGTGTTAAGAGATGCTAGGACCTCTTGGTCGATCTCAGCAGTAATCTCTTGAGCAAGTGCTGCCATGATTTCTGCTTCAACGTCGATGCCGTGCTGCGACTGTGCGTCTTGTGCGGCTTCGAATGTCCAACGTGCTGATAGCTTACGTGTTTTAGCTTCAACAGTTTGCTTTAAGATCTGAATTGACAAACGGTTACCCGCTGCGCCTTCAAGTGCTGCTGTAGCGTCTGCTTTTGCACTAGTAGCGTTACCACTATATGCTTCAGCAATCTTAAATGGACTTAGTGCTTCTTCACCAGCTACTGCACCGCTTGCGCCTGTGCCTGCTGTGTCGCTATAGCGAACACGTAGCGTGTGAATCTGGCCAACTGGGCCAGTCATTGGTTGTACGCCTACAATCTCATTTGCGATGACTGTTGGCATAACACGTCTGATCACTGGAAGGATCACACGGTTTAGTGTTGCGATGTTACCGGCAGATGTAGCACCCGCAGTTGCAGTTTCAGCCAAATACCTACGGGTATTTTCTAGGGTTGAAGCCATTACTGCTTTCTTATTGCCTTGAAGGCCTTCAAGAAGTGCTGACTTGGTATCATTCCAACGACTTTCGAGTAGTTCTGACATTGGTATCTCCTTATTATAATCCAGCTAAACGCTTTAGATCAACAACATTGTTGTCTGCGTCTGCTTTGATGTCATTTGTTTGTGTTCGGTTGCCTGTTACTTCTTTTGCCTCTGATAGTACTGCCTTCTTCTTCGCTGGAGTATTACCGTCTATTACCGCCGGCAGGTATTTGTCAAACGATGCTCTTAAACGAGATGTTTGAACTGATTCCAGTAAGTCTGTCATAATGTCACGTTGGTCTTTGCTTAATGGCGAAACCAATGCATTAATAGTGTCTTTGCGGGTGTTTGTTTCGTTAATCGATTTAACTTCGATTGACTTTGCTTCCGCAAGTTTGATCGCTTTAGCCGCTGCTTGACGTGCTTCTACAATTTGTTTGTCTTTTGTATCTACAACTTTAAGCAGTTTTGATGTTTCTGAACTTTCGTTCAAATAACTGTGTTGATATTCGTTAGCAAATGCTTCGAATAGCTTACGGCCAAAATCATTTTCACGTGCTTGATCAATATCTTCTTTCAGTGCTGAAATTTCTTTCTTAAGTCCTTTTGACACTGTTTCTGATACTAACGCTGCACTTTTCTTAATAAATTCAGTTTTGACTTTATTAACGTGTGCTTTGCCTTCACGTACTAAACGTACTTTTGTTTCGGCAAGATCTTTTTTGTCTTCATAAAACTCTGCAAGTTCTTTTGCAAGTGATTCAACTACAAACTCTTCTAGAGCAACAAACTTGTCCTTTGTTACTTTTTGATCTGCGTGTAGTTCCTTGATTTCTTTTGCTAGTTGTTCACTAACAAATGATTTCATTAGATTAGCATTTTTACGCTGTGCTACTGCAAACTTAGCTTTTGCTTCTGCTAGTTGTTTGCGGTCATCTTGGAATTCTGCAATTTCTTCACTAAGTTTTTCTGTCATCATAGCATCAATGGCTTCCACCATTGTTGTTTTATCATGTGCATATTTCTTAGCAAATTCTTCACGTAGTTCTGCGGTAGCTTGAAGTTTATTTTCTTCAACTTTAGCGTTCCATGCTTCCTCTAGTTCTGAACGCACTTCTTCCGATAGTGCTGAGTTTTCGAAGAGTGATTTAAGTGAGTCTAACATATGATCTCCTCTCCTAGTTAGCGGAGTTTGCTTATTACATCTAACAAGCTCTCTTTTAAATATTTTTGTGCCTTTTTATCGCCTTGTACTTCCCTTGATGTTAGGAACGCCTTATATCCACCATTGCTGTTCATAAGGTGTTCGTAAATAGGTGTTGGGTAGGCGCCCGGAGCACTTGGCTGGGCAACTACATCTACTGTTATAATCTCAAAATCGGAAACTTCTCCATTGCCACTTTCGCTGACATTACCACTACCTCGCGATGAAACACCTAGTTTAACACCTGCTTCAAGCATTGTTTTAACTAGTTGTCCCATCGGAGTTGGTAGTATTTTAAGTTTACCGTAACCGTTTGGGCCATCCATCCACATTTCTGTGATCATATGGCTTACACGGTCAATGTTTATATTAAGTCCTTCTGGATGATCTACTTCGCCTAGTACTGAATAACCATTGCTAATCTGCTCGTTGAGCGTGGTGACAGCCCTGCCAATTTCGTTAACGGGATATACACGTTGATTTGCGTTGCGTACTCCGCCTTGAATACAAATACCTTTCATATAAAGATCCTTGCCTTCATTAGCAGACTCAACAATCACTTTAGCTTGGTCAAAACTCAAACTTTCACTTAGTAAATTCATCAATCAGTCCTTACTTCGCTCTTTTTGGAGCGCCATTTAAAGGTGAACCTGCGCCTGCGTCTTGGTTAGGTGCAGCACCTTTCTTCTCGGCACCATGGCCGGGTTGGTTTGACATTTTTGTCGCCCCTTTAGCACCAGGAACATTTACGTTCTTGGTATTCATATCTTTTGCACTTGGAGCAGCTAGACCACCTTGTGTTCCGCCTGTTCCGCCGTCGCCACCTGCAACTATGTTAGCACTTGTGCCACCCATGTTGTTTGGTTTTGCTGTTGGTGATGTTGCGTTTGCGCCGTTGTCGCCCATTTTTGCTGGTGCTACTTTGTCTGCATACTCACGCATTAGTTCTGAATTTGACTTTGGAAGTTTTGATTCTTCTACTTCTTCGTCAGTAGCTTCTTCAACTTCTTCGTCTGCTTCAAATGCCATTGCTTCTTCTGGCTCTTCTTCAGCATCGTCTGTGTCCATGTCAATAGCCATTGCGTCATCGCCGCCCATGTCCATGTCATCTCCATCATCGCCAGCTTCGTCGCCCATCATATCTGCAAACTCTGCTTTAAGAGCTTCTAGTTCATCTTCTAGATCTTCGATACGATCTTCAACGTCTCCGCCTTCGTCGCCCATGCCCATGTCATCGCCAGCTTCGTCGCCACCCATGTCCATGTCCATGTCCATTTCACCATCGTCTGCGCCTGGCATTTCGATGTCCATTCCTAGTTCGTCAGCTGGATCACCACCTTCGTCAAACATACCTTCTTCAACTTCATCAGTTGCTTCGTCTAGGTCTTCATCTGATTCATCTAGATCTTCGTCATTTGACTCGTCTAGGTCTTCATCTGATTCATCTACTTCTTCGTCAGTAGCTTCTTCAACTTCTTCATCAGTTGTTTCTTCTACTTCTTCGTCTTCAAGTAGACCTTCATAAATATCTCTTGATTTTTCTACCACGATTTCGTGGAATAATGCTTCTGCACCTTCTTTGTCTTCATTTACAAGACGCTCAAGCATTTCTTCAAACTTGTTGCGATCAGTCATGTCATTCTCCTTTATTGTCAAGGCTGTCTATTATATTTACACTCTTTTGTAAATATGCGTGTAAAATGGGGTCAAAACGACCCGTTTTATATTTTTTATTGAAAAACTTTACTAAATTCCTCATATGTTATATGCGATAGATTACTTAAA